GGAAATCTTAAGAAAAGGTCTTTTTCAGTCTTGAATTTTTTAGGCAATCCCGTCCAGGGAGGAATGGGAGCATCCATAATGTATTTGTGCCAGGCATACCATTCTTTTATTTCTGGAGTTAGCTTTTTCTCCAGACGATATGTAACACAGGCTAAAGTTATCAGGCTAAAAATCAGGATACAGATTATCTTTCTCATGCTAATATTATAGCATATTTTAAAAAATTTGTCAAGTGGTTTCTTAATTCTGAAAATATACTGAGCATGTATACTTTCTTCCCCAAAAACGCCAAAGAAAATTTAGTAAAAATTTGTAGAGATAGTGTCCACCCAGTTCGGGGGCAGGTAGGGGGGTCAACGGGTTCACGGGTCTCCGAAAATTCTTAGCATCACTTCATGCCATTAATTTTTCTTTTAGCTTATCAATGCCCTTAATTTTTTAGCTTGCCATAAGCTTGCTAAAAACATATAACAAAATTTTTATATTCTCTGGCTTGATGTAATAGTATAAACTTATTCAGGAAATAATTGTTGAAGAGCTACGAAAGATAAAAGAAGAATATGCCTATGAGAGAAGAACTGAAATTCGGGAGAAAGAAATAACCGATATCCAGCCTGAGGACCTGATTAAAAAAGAGAATGTAGTCATCATTCACACTGCTTCTGTGTATATCAAACGAACTGGCTTGATATGATAGCATAAACTTAGTTAATGATCTAAGTATGAGTTTTATCAGAAATATCTTCTGTTACAATTAGTATAGTTAAAAACATGCTAACTAAGTTAATTATAGTGCTAACATGTTATTAGCATGTCTTAAAGAATAAAGATAAAACATGTTAACAAGTTTAAAAGCTCTTAAAAAACAGATATAAAACATGTTAACAAGTTTAAAAGCAACGTAACTATCTTAACTTATAGTTCATAATAATTATAACTACCTTAACTTATAGCTTGTAATAATTATAGCTGTCTCAACTTATGTTAATTATTATAACTTAACTAATAATAACATGCTTTATATACTTAACTTATACTTTTTCCCAATTGCTAGAGGAAAAGTAAGCATAAAAAAAGAGCCGAGATTTTTAGTCTCGGCTCTTTTTCTTTTTCCTTACCTTAGAGATGCTCGACTCACTTAGTATTCATCTTCTTCCTCTCTTTCCGCATAACCAAGCTCAATCTCTTTTTCTAATTGATGAAAATCCTCTTCTGTGAAATAGAACGCCTCTGGCCAATCTCTTTTATTAAAGTGGAGAACAACATACTGAACTTCAAGAGGTAAATTAAACGCTTGTCTCTCTTTTTCTGTAATCTCCAGATAATCCAGGTTGTCATCAAGAAAATGAGAAAAACCGCTAAGGTAAGCATAATACCAATAAGTGTCCTCAACAGGCGCTTTACCAAGAAGAGGATCAAAAGAACGGAGCAAATTTTTGAACTCCGTCCAACTGTCAGGGTCCTCCGAAAATAGAATTTGCCGAATTGCCCTGAGAGTCGAATAGTTTTCCCAAAATTCGACTCTCTCCCAATTGCCCGTATTTGCCATTTAAAGCCTCCTTTAATTTGATTTATTTAATTGGCTTTCTAAACGAATTAAGTCCTGGCGTAAAATATAACGAGCCTCTTTTAAATTCTTAAAAATTTTACTATTTTCGATTTTTTCATATATAAAATTTCGAATTAAATATAAATTTTCCCTTTGAATATTTAATGGTCTTAATCCCAGTGCTTTTAGTCTCTCAAATAAGTTTGTATTTCCCAGATATTCTTCAATATATGTCTTTAAACAATACCACGCCCTTTCTTCAGAAAACAGTGGCTCTGGCAATATAGTTTTTGCTATACGCCACGCCGTTAGCTCTCGCCGAATCACCCCTAACTCATCATCTCCGAATTTGTTGAAGAGAATATGTGCGAGCTCGTGAGCAAAAATAGTCAAATAAAAATCTGGCGAATTTAATGCGTTTAAACCTATGCGATATATACCCAGGGAATTATCTATCTTGGCATAACTTCTCTCAGACAACGAACGAAATACTCTCAGTTTAATTCTATGTAATTCAGATAAAGGATAATTTATCATTTTATCCTCCTCACGATATATAGCATAAATTTCATAGGTTTCCAGATTTACCCCTTTAATTATTAGCTTTTTTATAAAGCTTTAACGATATACAGATAATTATAAAAATCAAAGTTAATTCAATCATGGCTGATCCCAAATCCAATCGACCAAACAGCAAGGTTTTTCGCAACATAATACCAGCTCTTTCCATCACCTAACTTTAAGCGCTTGTGCTCAGGATGACGCACGGAACCTTTTGCCCAAACGGATAATAAACATTTTCTTTCAAATTTTGGCGTTTCAATTGCTAAATCATTGATTTCAACTTGAACCAAAGCCTTACTCAGCATGTGCCTTCCTATAATCAAATTCTTAACCGGCTCAGTTTCTAAAGTCATAACAGACACTCCTCTACTTTGATATATTTTCACTCTATTTCTTTTTGATAAATAACACGATACTGGGATAAAAAATAAATCTCCTTGTCGATAATAATCTTTTCCTTCAACCCAGTCTTCCCGAAAAAATTTAGGACGTAATTCTTTTCTCGCTTCCTCTACAGTCAAAGCTCTCGCATATAAACTGGGTAATTCACAGATAAACTGTTCTCTGGCTGTTTTACTGTTTGGCCAATATTTCATGTAAGCATAGAAAACTCTATTTTTATAGCGAAAAGTATAAAACCAGCCCTTTGTTACTGAAAATTTGTCTTCTACAATGTCACCAATTTCAGCATTTTCTAAAAAATCATTAAATTCTGAGTTAGGCACTCGCTTCAACATTTCAAAATCGATAATTATAACAGGTTTCTGTTTTAATTGCTCATATGATCCTGAATGAAATAGCACGCTATATATAGCGCTCCTATCTATCACAGTAGTGAATGAATAGGGATAGTTATTTACCCAAATTGCTGAATTAGTAATTTTTAGCATTTCTGTAGCGTAAGAGCATAAATATCCATCCTTAATTTTTGCTCTTAAAATCCCGTGTTGATAAAATTCTCTTTCCTTTAGATTAGGCCATTGATTAAGATAAACTTTTAAAAGCTCATTAAACTTTTGACTCATATTTACCCCCTTTAATTAAATTTTTATAATTTGCCAAAGGCAAATTATTTCCCAGTAAAAAAATAAGCAAGTTCATTAAAATCTTTCAATGAATTCATTATATCATTTATATATAAATAATGTAATCTATCAAACGCAATTTCAGCATATTTTTTCCCGAATTTGCCCAAGCAATAAATAATGAAGTCTTTATATTCATCTTTTAACTCTTCAAATAATACTTTTTTGATATCTGACAACCATGACAGACCAAGCGCCCAGGCAATAACTTCTTGTATGGGAGAAAAAATCCAGTATCTATATAGAACCGATTCATCCTGATTCATCAGGCTGTGAAAAAAAGCGTGACCTAGCTCATGAGCGAAAATAAGAGCCGATAAATTTTTTTCTGGACAGGCGTGAAAACGATATTTTTTATATATTGCAATCAAATTGCCTGGAGTATAGTAAACTCCAGGCGAACCATTAGGCAAAAGGAACTCAAGAGGTAAAAACCTTAACTCAATTGAGGTGTCCTTCCACTTAATTTTGATAGCATGCCCTTTCTCATATTTTAATCCCTGTAAAATTAATTCTTCTATACCGATCATCTTTTCCTCCTTTTTAAAAATAAAAAAGCCCGTCCGGCGCACGTCGGACAAGCGAATCTTGCCGCTGGAGGCGTCGAACCCCCTTCCCCCGGCCTTGGTTTCCCAGCCTGGCGGAGCTGGGAACCCAAGTTGGCCCCGGGGCCCGCCAACCCCAGGACCGCCGAGGTCCACACCCTTGGAGCGGCCATCTTTAGCTCCTTTCACTTATAATTATAGCATTTTGTTTTGTACCTGTCAACTATGTGCCACAATAATTTTTGAAAATTTTTGTTATCTAAGGCCAGGCCAATCTTAGTTAGCATAATTTTCCTACGATGACAGCGTCGGAGTTTTTCGACGACGGCCACTTCAAAATTTTCCTACGACGACGGCGTCGGAATTTTTCGACGACGGCCGCTATCCCGTTTATTTTCAATAACTTAGCCACTATAAAAATATTATTATATTTGAATATATCAAAATTTTCAGGAATTTCAGAAATTTCAAATTTTTCCAACGGCAGCGCCACCATTAGACAAAAGAGCAGATCCAGACACCTAAAATTAAAGGAGGAAGGGGGGACTATAGGGGGGATGGAGGATTTATTTTTTATTTTTGCATTGATGTTTTTGATTTTTATTTTTTAAATTTCTATATTGTTTCTGATAAATCTGAAATAATATGATTTATAGAAACATGTTTAATAATAGTATTTTATATAAAACCAAGTTATTTTTTAGCTCTATTGACAAGAATCAAAAAATATGCTATCATATACTTTGATAGTTTGATAAAGGAAAACTTTAATGCGAAAAGAAAAAATCAGAAAAAACAGGATCAAAAGGTTAAAAATGCAGAAAAAAGAGGAACGGGAAAAACGTCGTCAACGACGTTTATTAAAAAAACAGATTAAGGAAGAATTGGCTAAGAATAAAGTTATTCATCCCCAGCTGCCTCGGGCCTCCAGGTGTGAGGTCTGTGGTTATGATGCTTGGTGTAGCCATAATTGGGATAAAATAAAGGGCTTGACAAAGAATGAAGAATGTGCTATAATTAAGCATAAGGAGGTAAAAAAATGAAAAAGATGTGGGTATGGGACAGTGGATGTCTGTGCTCCGGAGCAGGCAACTGTCAAATTGAAATTCTTGATCCCATCCAAACCGATCCCATCCCAATCTATGGATGGGACGAAAATCTCATCCAAACAGGTGAATATTGTTTGGATGAGGTGGAGTCCAGGCTTCGGGCTGGAGAGCCTGAAGTCCGGATTTATAATGTATGCCCTAATTGCCTCGGGGCATACATCAGGATATATTTTTTGGCCTGAGGGCGGAAGGCCCTCAGGCCTTTTTATTTTAGGCCGAAAGGAGGTAAAAATGCCAAAGAAAAAAACTCAAGGCAAAGGTAAGTCAGCAATGGCTGTTGAAGCCAAGGCTGACAGTGGGGAGGTCACTCAAGTAAGGGTGGCCACTATATGGAGAAACCAGACCAAGGCTGGAAAGCCTTGGTTTAGCCTGGTTCTGGACACAGGCGAACGCCTGGCCAGCTTTGACCCAGGCGTAATTTTTCTCGCTGGTGGCGATCCTAAGAAAAAGGTCAATAATTTCAATCCACCAGCAGTTTTGGAAGGGCGAATTGTTGAGAAGGGCGGTTTCAAGCATTTTGAATTGCTTGATGATGACCGCCCGAAAGACACTGTCCAATTGCCTCCTACGCCTGCCCATCGCTCTGATGATGATGCGATTTCTCGCATGTCAATTTTACGAACAGCAGCGATGCTTCTGGAGTATGAAAAAAATAAGTCAATGAAAAGATTTCAAGAGCTGGTCAAATTGTGTGAAAACTATGTGTTTTTTGGAAGGTTAGAATGAAAGTAGGATTTTATTGTCCAAAAAAAGGTGGCAAACCAGTCAGGTTCTCACAATGCCCTTGTGTAAAACCATGTCTCCCTGTCCCAGTGATGCGGGCACTGATTGACTCTCAACAATCACCGATTGAAAATGAATGGCGAGTTTCAGAGTTAATTGGTCAACCAACTCAGGTAATATTGCGACGCAGGAAGAATTATTACAGCAATCCTCATGCTGAGCTATACATGCTGTGGGGAACAATGCTGCATGCTATGCTTGAATCATACGCTGATGGAGTTATTGCAGAGGAAAGAAAAAAGGTTAAATGGGACCGCTGGGTTATTTCGGGAAAACCGGACCTGTGGCTCCCTAAAGAAAAGAAGCTAGTTGATTATAAATTTTCTAATTCTTATCTGGTTGACGAACTTGATAAAAACCCTCACCATGAGTATATTATGCAGCTGAATTTATATCGATATCTTTTTTATCCTAAGGCAGAGCATTTAGAACTTGTATTGTTTATACGGGATCATAACAAAAACATGGATATTCTTCCTATCATAACAAAAGAAGTTCCTATTTTTGCAAAGAAATATATTGATGAATTTTTGGCTCATCGTATAAGAGAGCTAGATATTGGAATGACCATGCCAATTAAGGAACTGCCACCTTGTCCAGAAACCTGGAGTGGGAAAAGATGTCAATTATATTGTGATGTAAATAATTTTTGTCCACATTATAAAAATTTAATAGGAGGTTAAAAAATGGTGCCTTTAGGTAAATATGCAATTGGTTATAAAATTGTGTGTGCTTCGAAAAAGACCAAAAAAAAGTATAGTGCCACAGTTACTGATCCAGCATGGATGGTTGAATATCGTCCATTTAAAAAAGTCGTTCCAAAGCAACCTTTCACGCCTTTATTCTGCCATGGGAGATTACGAGATGCTATAGCCACAATGTTAGACTGGATGATTTTTGGAAATGATGAAGGTAAAGAAATGTACTGGGAATTGTGGATTTGCTTAATGGAGAAGCCAAAAAAAGTTTATGTTGTTTCTGATATGATTGATAATGAAACATTGTCCGAATTTTGGTATGGAAATTCCAATAATGAAGAAATACGTTGGGAAATTGATCATTTACACTTTTATGGTGCTGAATCTATATGCCTTTTAATGAAGCTTGGTTCTGAAAATTCTTTGTGGCTTAAGATGCTTGTACCGTTGAAAAAGTTATACAATAAATTACGTTGGAGGTTAAGATGAATTGCCCGATATGTGATACAGGCTCATTGCATCTCTTTTGTCGGGCCATTAATCGTTTGTATAATTGTGCTAATATTTATGGGTGTGGAAAAGAAGCGCAATGCAAACATTGCCCGCTCATTATTGCTATTTTGGCTAAAGAGCTAATGGATGAGAAAGAATTATCTGTTGCTGATGCAGTAAGATTATCGATTGAAAATTCTGAAGAAGCAATTAAAGCTCGTATGAAAGTTAGAAAAATTTTAATTAAGGAGTTTGGCCGTGAATTTAATAAAAGCCGCAAATGAATATATTAAAATGGGGTTTTCAGTTATTCCTGTTAGACATAAGATTCCTACGCTTGCTTGGAAAGAATTTCAGGAAAGAAAAATGACAAATTCAGAAATCAAAAAGTATTTTAAAGATGCTGATGGCATAGCAATAATTACGGGCAAAATTAGTGGCATTACTGTTTTAGATTTGGATGATGGTAATCAATACGACCAGATTAAAAACGATATGCAGGCACCAACAGTAAAAACAAAACGAGGGTATCATTTTTATTTTGCTTATTCACCTGCCATTTCAACTTCAGTGCGTATGATGGATATGTTTGATGTAAGAAATAATGGTGGATATGTTGTGGCCCCTCCGACACCTGGCTATAAGTGGATTGTTCCTTTATCTTTTCCCCTTCCAGAAATTCCAATTAAAATTAGAAAGCATAAAATTGATGATCAAGCTTTCAGACTCGGTCGCAGAGATAATGATTTATTCCATATTGCTTTGAGTTTGGTGCGTGGTGGTATGAGTCGTGAAGAAGCTATTGCAACTCTTTTGCCTTATGCAAAAATATGCACCCCTCCAATTGATGAAAAAATCGTAATTCAAAAAGTTGATTCAGCGGTTAAGTATGTAAAGGGTGAAAATTTAGAGGCCGAGATTGAGGCTTATTTAGATGTAATTCAAGGGCGTTTTCGTTTAGCTGATATATATCGAGATTTGAATATATCGTCTTTGCAAGATAAGAAAAAAGTATGGTTTATAGTTGATAAAAGAGTCGAACAGGGAAAGCTTAAAAAGGTTGGCCGCTGGAGTGGAACTTACGAAACTGTTGAAGGTGAACTTGTTCCAATGAACCTGACCGACAGAGAAATTAATTTTTATGATTTTAAGTTTCCACTTGGCCTTGAGCAGCTGATAAAAATTCCTGAGCGTAGCATCATGGTTTTAGCAGGTGCTCAGAATGTCGGAAAGACACTTTTCTTTTTAAATTTTATTAAAATGAATATGAATAAATACAAGATTAATTATTTTAATTCTGAAATGAGCGAGGACGAATTAGTATATCGCCTTAAACAGTTTGATGGTGTAAAAAAATGGAAGTTTAATGCTTATGAGCGCTGTAAAGATTTTGAGAAAGTGATTAAGCCAGACGAAATAAACATTATTGATTACTTTGAGATATACGATGAATTTTGGCATATTGCAGCTTTCTTTCGAAATGTTTATGAAATTTTAGGTAAAGGCATAGCGTTTGTTGGAATTCAAAAAAATCCTTTAACTTTGTATGGCCGAGGAAAAACTTTTGGCTTAGAAAAACCTCGTTTGTATTTGGCAATGGATTGGAATAGACTTGTCATTGTTAAAGCTAAAATTTATAAAAATGAAGAAGATATTGGAAAAATAAAAGCAATTGATTTTGAAATTAAGAAAACTGAATTTATACCAATTTCTGAATGGTATGATTTATCTCATGAGGAGTTATTAAAATGAAAGCACCAGTAAGACGATTAACAAAGGATAAAATAATTTGGTTAGCTGAGCATCATTGTAAGCATGGGGTAACTTATCTTGAGCATTATAATTGTTTTCTTCGTGAAGCTCCGCCTGATTCACCTTTTCATGAAAAAATTGGCTTTTTTGATATTGAAACTACAAACTTTAATGCTGATTATGCTTTTCTTTTGAGCTATGCGATTTTAGACATGGATAGTGATGAATTAATCGTTAACGTTATTAAGCCAGACGAAATTTATTCTCAAATTTTTGATAAGCGTTTAGTTGAAGACCTTGTAAAAGACCTGCGTAAATTTAATCGAATTGTAGTATATAATGGTGCGGACTATCGTTTTGATATTCCGTTTTGTCGAACTAGAGCTCTGCGTTGGGGGATTGAATTTCCAGCCTATCGTGAGCTTTATGTTAATGATCTATATATGGCTGTGAAATCTAAGTTGAAAATTGCTCATAAGCAATTAAAAACGGTTTGCGATTTGCTTGGTATTCCAGCTAAAGAACACCCAGGGAAACCAGATATCTGGATAAGAGCTTCTGTTGGAGATGCTGAAGCCTTGGAATACGTTAAAATTCATAATGCTGAAGATGTTATATCATTGAAGCAATTATGGATAAAATTAAAAGATATTATTTTGATTGGAAGGAGGAGTATTTAATGGAAAAGAAAGTTTTAATTCCAGAAGAGAAATGCTTGGATTGTCACTTCTTTATTAAAACTAAACATGGCTTTTTTATTTGCATGTTTGGATTTAAGCCCATAGTGATTGAAAATAAAGTTTGCTGTAATCTTTATTTTGATGCTGGAGGAGATACTGATGCCAAGAAAGAAATTAAAAAAATTTTGGCCAAACGTGCCAAAAACAAAAATAAAAAGGAGGTTAAAAATGGAAAAGAAATTAACACAAAGCCAGCTTGAGCTGGTGCGTTTGAAACAGAATCTTTTTAGTCAGACGCTTCAGCAAATTCAAAACGACTGGCAGGCTACTTTGCAACTTATCGCTAAAGAGCTGGGTATTGAAGATTTATCTGAATGGAAATTTGATGGTGAAAAATTTGTAAAGGATGAAAATAAGGAGGAAGATAATGGTCAACAAAAATTTAACTTTGACCCAGAGACGAATTAATTTTTCTCGGGATGTGGCTAAGCTCTTGGATTATGCTATTTCATTAGGGATTGATTTTTATATTAAAGAAGTTGAGCGAAATGTTGAATATCAGGAGTGGTTAATTCAACATGGTTTTTCAAAAACCAAGACATCAAAGCATATTAGTGGTTTAGCCATTGATTTGGCTATTATGAAAAATGGTGTCTTTTCACAGAATATTGAAGATTATCGTCCTCTTGGTGAATTCTGGAAACAGCTTGGCCATACTTGGGGAGGCGATTGGCAATGGAAAGATGTTTTTCATTTTGAGGAGTAATGCCATGCCATATATTTCAAAAGAAAGAAGACAGGTTTTTGAGCCAGCTGTAAAAGCTATTAATAATTCTTTTAAACAGCTTGGTAATAATGTTAAGCCTGGAGATTTGGCTTATATTATTTGGGTGTGTATAAAAAATTATTTGCAGCTGGGCCAAAGTTATTGGATCTATGCTGAAATTTTGGGTGTTCTGGAATCATTAAAACTTATATTATATGAGCAAGAAATTAGCTCATATGAAGAAAGAAAAAAGGAGGAAAATGGTGATGTCTAAAAAGATTGAGTATATTTATATTGCTGGCCCAATTACTCCTAAATCTTTAACACAGAATCATGCTTTGGAATATCTCGAAAATATTAAAATGATGCTCAAAGCTTGGGTAGTTTTGTTTGCTGCTGGTTTTTATCCTTTTTGTCCAGCTTTTGATTTTTTGGGGATTTTAACCATGTCAGGTTGCCCAACTGAATATGAAATTAAAGATTATTCTTTAGCTTGGTTAAAGAAATGTGATGCTATTGTTTTGCTCCCAGGCTGGGCAAAATCTTCAGGAGCAAGGGCTGAAGTAAAGTTGGCCAAGAGACTTGGCCTAAAAATTTTTAAGGATATTCAGGAGGTTGTAAAATGGTGGCAAAATCATTAAACATAACAAACAATGAAATTCAAATTCTGTCTTATTTGACAGAGCTCAATCGCCATGCGGACGATATTGGCCTGGTTTGTGAAAAGATATTAGAAAAATTGGATAATATCTTGGAATTATTGGAATTAATTGAAAATCATTTACGATATGGAAATTATGGTGGAGGGGAATACTAATGACTTATCAAGAATTAAAAAAATCAATAGACAAGTTAATAAAAGATTGTAAAAAAGTTTTAGAAAGCAAAGGAAGATCTTATTCATCCAGAGATGATGAATTATCAAATTTTAAAGACCTGGCACGATTTCTGAATATTTCACCTGAGCAGGTCTGCTTAGTATATTTGACCAAGCATATTTATTCGATTTTTTCAATTATTAAAGGCGAAAAATATGATACTGAAGGATTAAGGAGTCGTATTATTGATGCGATTAACTATCTGATTTTACTTAATGCTTTACATGAAGACGAAACTATGGAGAAAACTTTATGAGATTTATTGAGTTTGTAGTTCCTGACGTAGTAAGTCAAGGGCGGCCTCGCTTTGTATCTAAGCGTGGCAGGACCTGGATATATTATGATGCCAGAACAAAGCGAGGCCGCCAGCTTATTGTCAATGCAATTAAAGAGAAGTATCCTGAACTTGAGCCTTCAGACGGACCGTTTTCTGTGTATATTGAAGTTCATTTGCCTTTTTCAAAGAAAAAAATTGACCTAGATAATGTCATTAAAATTATCCTGGATGCTTTAAATGGCATCGTTTGGAAAGACGATAAATGTGTATTTTGTATTGTGGCTCAAAAATTAACGAGTCCTAAAGTTTATACTTATATTGAAATTGAAAAAATGGAGGAAAACAATGAAACATGAATTATTTGTTTTTATTCCTGAATTATTGTCTTGTGATGGTGATTTAGAAATTTTCCTAACCAAATGCAAAGAAGCTGGAGCAACGGGATTAAGAGTTTTTTTCCAATTTGCCTGGGATAGAAATATTTTGTCTCCGTATAAATTAATAGGCTATTGGAAAGCAGGATATCCTGACGCTCCTGATATGCCTTTTTATGATCAGCTTATTTGGGATGAAGGTTGGGAGAATAAAGTTAGAAATTTACTTTCAACTTTACAAAAAGTTTGGCCAGAATGCAAATTAGTTGCAACTTTGCATGATTATTGTTCATTTAAAGCGGAGGGCTGGAGAAAATATTTGTATCCTTTTCTATCATCTTCTCCTGACCGTGATATAAATATGAATGAACCTGAAGGTGGCTTTTTGCCTGGTGGTTTTTGGGGAATGAGCGGTGATGAAACAAAAACAGTTCAATTTTTACACCGACGCTATGCCAGAAAGGTGATAAGCTTAATGAAAGAATATGGAATTGATTTTTATATTGAATTTTGTAATGAGGATGGCGTTGAAGGTTGGGATGATGAATATGCTCATAAATACTATAAATGGGTTTATCAAATGTTAAAGGAAGAAGGGATGCCATCGCTTAGATTCATTGTTTCTGGAAGATATGCTGCTTATGTGCCAGGAGCCATATATTCTCAGCATGGAATTATTTCAGCTAAACAAATAAAACCAGAAAAGTTGCCTTTGCTTCCCACATCTGAAATTCTTTTGTCTGGTGATGGTGGCTGGAATGGAGGTTCTGGACCAGCAGATGAGCGTGGGAGAAAAGGTTTAGGTTATGCTGAGATTCCTGAATTAGTTGAAACGATTAAGAAAGAAGGATTTTTTGGATATGAATATATGGATAGAGGCATGTGGCGGGATAATGATGATAGGGCTAATTTGGATTATTTTGATGATAAAATTTTGCTTGAACTGGCTAAAGGCTTAGGCACATATGAGGAACCGAAAGAAACAAAAATTAAAGTAGTTGTATGCAAATTATCAGGATTGCTTCCAACGGAATGCTGTAAAGAATTGGTTGAAGAAGAATTTATTCTTGGAGATGAGCCTTTTGAAACTTGTTATATACATCGTAAAATTGATGTTGCTTTATGCAGCGTTAGTAGGAAATTGCCAAGTCCTTGGTGTAAAAGGTTCAATATTGTTTCAATGTGCTACGCTGATGCTTTATTTCTTTTAACGTGTTCAGTTTGTCAACCACCTTGTAAATATTGGTGGAGAATTCGAAACTTTAAGCAATGGCTTAAATGTATTGTTAAAAAGATAAAAATAATTAAAGGAGATAAAAATGAACATTAAAATTATTAGAGAAAAAGAAAAAGTATTGGGGATAATTGTTAATTTTGATAGCAAAGAAATTGAATATGTTGTGCCCTATGATGGACGCCTTCTTGGAGAGGATTTATTTATTTTTATTGGATGCGTTAAAGAATTTCTTGATTCCTTTGAAAAAGAAGGAGAAGACAATGATAAAAATGGGCATAACTATTCCCCACGTGAATACAATTAAACGGATTGAAGAGTTAAAAAAGTTAAAGCAAAAATTATCTAATTGTCCGATTGTTGTTTTAGATTTTGAAACTTCTGATGGAAATTTTTTGACTGCAGATATATGCGGAGTAGGTATTGCTTTATCTTCCCAAGAATCTTATTATATTCCAACAACGGAAATTCCTGTCCAGGCAATTAAACAGGAATTGGGGCCAATTTTAAAACTAAAACGGCTTGCTGGTCATAATGTTATTTATGATCTTATAATCGGGAAAAGATTTGGTTTTGATTTAAATTATTATTATGATACAAAAATGATGTATCATATGCTTTTTCCTGATGAACGAGAAACTCGATTAAGGCATATTGTCAAGCGATACTTACCAGAGTATAAGTTAATTTTACTTGAAGATTTGATTGGCTCTGGTCGTAAGAAAATTTCTGTTGCTGATGTTCCTATTGAACAATTAGCAGAATATTCTTGCCGTGAAACTGCAGCTATTATGCGATGCGTAGAAATTCTTAAAAATGAATTACAAGCTCAACATATATGGCAGTCGTATATTCAATTGCATCAACCATTATTTTCAATTTTGGCCGATATGACTTTAATTGGAATTAAATTAGATTTATCTCGTTTAAAAAAATTAACTGAAGAATATAGACAAAAATTAGAGCAGGAAAAGCAAATAATTTTTAAGCTAGCCAAGAAAAAGTTTAATATTAATTCTCCTAAACAGCTTATTCCAATTTTACAGGAGCGAGGCATTACAATCCGTAGACAAACAGAAAAAGGGCAATTTTCGGTTAATGAAGACTCATTAAAAGAGATTTATGCAGAAACTAAAGACGCTTTATGTAAGCATCTTTTAGAATATCGAAAAAGCATGAAAATACTTTCGACTTATCTTGAACCCTTTGCAATACAAATTGATGATAACCATCGTTTGCACGGAAGCTTCCAATTAACTGTAACAGCTACAGGTCGGCTGGCTTCTGCTAATCCAAATTTGCAGAATATTCCACCTGAGATTAGGGAAATCTTCATTGCCGATACGGGAAAAATGTTTATTATTGCTGACTACTCCCAAATTGAATTGCGAGTCCTGGCCTATTTAAGCAAAGACAAAAATATGATAAAAGCATTCCTGAATGGTGAAGATATTCATGCCAAGACAGCTGCTATTTTTGGAAAAAAGTATGATAAAGCTACAGCTAGATTAAAGGCAAAGATTGTTAATTTCAGCCTAATCTATGGAGCTTCTGTAAAACGTATTGCAAAAGAATTAGAAGTAAGTGAAGATGAGGCTAAAACTTTTATGAATAATTTTTATCGACTTTATCCTGCTACTAAAATTTATCAGCGCAATTTAATTTCTTTAGCAGCTAATGTTGGCTACGTTGCCACTATAGGAGGTTGGAGAAGGACTTTACCAGGTATTAAATCAAAAAATTTACGGGAAAAGAAAGTGGCCGAGCGAATGGCATTAAATACGCCAATCCAAGGCTCGGCCAGTGATATAATTAAAGCAGCTATGATTGATTTAGTTAAAGAATTAGCTAAAAATAAATTGTCTGGTAAACTTCTTCTTCAAGTGCATGATGAATTAGTTTTAGAAGTTCCAAAAGAAGAAGTTTACCAGACAAAAAAGATTGTTGAAAAGTCAATGCTAAGAAATGGATTTTTTCCAGCAATTGAATTTTTGCTAAAAGTTAATATAAATGTTAATAAGCGCTGGATTAAATCTTAACTTGCTCGCCTTCTCCCCGCTGCAGCTAATGCTTGAAATTTCTTCTTTCCGTATTTTTTCCTGCCAATCCAGGCTGCCAAAGCAGCTGGGTTTTTAACGCCTTTTCTTGCTAATTTAGCTTTTAATTGAGCGAAACGTTCGCCAGTTCCTAATTTAGGCTTTTTCCCTTCATCATTTGAGCTTGAGTTTGATTTGGACTTATGCTTAGAGGACTCGCCAAAGATTTTCTCATATTTTCCGCTATTTTCCATTGCATGGTAGATCTGGATGGCTTTTTTTAGACCATATTGTTTTACAAGACTTTTCATTAATTTTCGTTGCTTTTTAGTGTAAGGCATTTTGTCCTCCAATTATTTGAAAATAAAGGATAAAATTACCCCAAGCATTGTTGAAATAATAGCCCCTAGAATAACAATTAAAATTTTCCAAATATGTTTCAGATCATTTTCAATAATATGTTGTAATAGTTTCTCAATAACAGCTAATCTTTCACAAATATCATTTCGATTCTCCATGGGAACCTCCGCTTCTTCTAAATGTTTCAAATCCTGTATAAGCAGATAGCAGACCAGCTGCCATGCCTATAATGGATTCGCTTATTCCAGGATAAAAATGCTTTAAAAATGCTAATAAACAAAATGTGAAAAATCCAATAAAAGTTAATAGAAATCGCTTGCTTTTAAACATTTTATTGCTCCTTTTCTTGTTTTTGTAAATTCAAGACAAAGCCATCAATATCAAATTTTTTAAAGAATTCTTCTACTCTTTTAAGATAATCTTCATCGTCTTTTATATCAAGTATATCTGTTCTTTGCCCTAATAAGGCTGGGATTAATGGCAATCCTTTCTTTAATCGCCTGATTACTTTTTCAGTCTCACCTACGCCAGGAATTCCAAATAATTTACAAAGAGCTGTGTAATCTTCGGGTTTTAAAACATCTAATGGATTTTTACCTGAGGTTAGTTTATGTATTAATCTGATTAAATCTTGGAATATTTGCATACCCGCTGGCATAAATGTGCGATAAACCGTTGACCAACGAATAGCGCCACCAATAATAGGAATTTCTTCAGCCAGCTCCCGTAAAGCAGCACCAATAATTTCTGGTAATGGTTTTTCTTCCTCCAACGCTTGTTTTATAGCCTTTTCTGGTGCTGGAAAAGGTGAGCGGACTTTTAGTATATCTTCAAAAACAACATTAGCAGCAGCAGTAGAGGCAAGCAGCCAAAAGATTCTTCTAAATCTTTCTGCAGGAGTAAGGTTAGGCGAACCTTTGCCAAAGACTCGTTCACCAAGATAATTCCATTCATTAATACCAAAGGTCTGAAACATTGTTAACAAGAAACGCATAGAGTGCTCTCGTTGAATTATAGGCAAATCGTGGCGATGCCCAGAGGCTTGTGTATAAATAACAACATCATCTGCCCACTTAACAGCTTGTTCATGGCTCATTCTCAGAGCTTTAGTTGCTTTTTCATAAGCACCTAACCAGGTCATAGTTGCTGCTGCGTTATCTGCTGCTTTTAAAAGAAGAATTCCATGCTCACCAATTTTATCTAAAAATTGACGGATTGGAGAACCTTTTGGAGCTTCATAAAATTGATTAATAAAGATTTCAAAAACTCTTGGTTTAAGCACACGGGAATTTTTTCGTGCAAAATTGAGAGATTCAGTAGATAAAGCTTTTGTTATTCCTTTTAAAACCCAATATGGATTTAACTCAATTATGCTGTTTCGTAAAGCTGCAGGCTGAATTAAGAATGTTCTGAAGTTATATGAAAGTAAAGATAGTGCAATATTTTTATTTACTCGTTGAATAAGCTTTATAAGACCTGGGAATTGATTTAAAAATGACGGAACATCATATTTTAAAACATACTGTCTCCAGCTTAAAAGATAATTATAAAGCATAGGAGCTTTTTCTTTTAGCGAGATTGTTTTTAACTCTCCATTTTCTTTTATCTGATGCGGCTGAAGTAGAAGTTCTGTAGAAATAGAAAGCGGTGCTGAGGATATATAGGATATTGCTTTTTCCATATATTTTAAGTAAATATCGAAAGCATTAGGAACTAATGGTCTTTCTGATGTTTTTCGTTCCTCGGCATAAGGAAAACTTGGCTCAGTTAAAATGGAATGAAGATAATTCGAATCATATTTAAAGAGCGCATCAAGGCTAATCTCAGGGTTTTCAGTAAAATTTCGCATGAAGGTAAAGTAATTTTTAATATACCCCATTTCATCTTTTCCATATAATTTTCTAACATTATTGATTTCGGGATAAATTTCATCAAATCCTTGGCGCATTTCATTATAAATTTTAAGTTCTATAGGAGAAAGCTCTTTAACTTCTAAACCCAATTTTTGCAGGAGCTCTGGTCCACCTTCCTGTTGAGCTATAGCATAAGCAAGAATTTTAGCTCCGCTATCTTTCCAATTATACCCTGCTTGTTTTAGTTCCTTTTTCCATTCTTTTACTTTGTTGTAAATTTTTTCTAAATGTTGGTGCTCTATCCAAACTTTTTCTCTGGCTAAATCATATGAATACTCTTTTATTTCAGGGTAATAGGCTAAAATGTAAATCGGGTTTTCAGAAGCAATACGAGCTGCAAGTGCAGTGCTTTCTTCACCTTTGGTTAATCTAAGTAATAAAGGAATTTTTAACTTTTTAGGCAAATCTTCAATTTCTTCAATAGCTCGAATAAGTTTTTTTGGCAAACCAAAAGCATCGGGCTTATTTTCATAAGTTATAACAATATCATCATCATTATAATTGGCAATATCAGGAATATACTTTTCTTCTTTAAGCTTTATCGGATCAATAAATGATTCAATATTTTGACCAGATACTTTTGCTCCTTGAATTTTTTCTCTTGTGATAATTCCAATAGCATTGCTTTCAATAGGTGCAATAAGATGAACTTCTTTTGAGACTGGGTCATACCAGCCTTTTTTGCCCGCAGCTGCAGCTGCTAATGCAGGATTAGCTGGAGGATTTTGGGGATTAATCTCTAATAGATTAGCCTTATCGATTTGAGCTTTATATAGATAATATGTTTTGCTTTGTTCTTTTTTTAATCTACTCTTAACTGCTTTATTAAGTTTATCTTTATCTTTATACCGCCCTTCTAATTCTTTCTCAAGCTGAGCCTTAAGCTCTTCAATTGGCAGCATCACTCTGTGAATTATTTCAGGTGTTTCTGAAGTCCAAAAGCCAAGCTTGGGTGCAGCTCCTTCTTTCAAGCCAATCTTTGAACCAATTTTTTCAATTAATCTGGCATTGTCGCCTTCAAAGCTTATTGCACCAAAGAAAGTTGGATTAAGCTCAGCTTTTTTGCTTTTATGCGGAGCAATTGGTGAAATTGCATAAAGGGTTAATGGTCCTTCGCCAGTATTCCAATCTCTTGTTCGAGGAGGGCCCAGTTCCATTTCTGTTATTGCATTAGTGTATCCAGTTCCACCCAAATTTTCTGTTTGTGCAGCAAATAATTTCCATGCTGCTTGCTGTGTTTTGCCGATGCGCTGAAGCTTGGCTAAATCAGGTGTCATTGTGCTTATGTCGAAAATGGCTTTACCATTATCAATATAAAAACCAAAAACTCGGCTAAAATCAGAAAGAATATCCATATTGCTATAAATATAATCTTTTATAACTTCTTTATTAATTTGTTCTACAGGAATCTCAAAAGTGCGGCCAGCCCAAGCAGAAGCAATATAAATCTCTCCCTCTTGTCCTTCAGGTGTTTTGGGTCGATATGGTGAAAGCTTTTCTGGAGTAATTTCACCAAAAACTATAGAATAAGTTCCACCCTGCTGTTTTTTATCAAGAATTTGCTTTGTTATTTCATCTGCAATTGTATCTATTTTTCGTCGTAAATAATTTGGAACTGGAATTTCTCCAGCGGGTTTAAGCCAAGGAGAAGAGGGTGGTTCAACTTCTTTAGCATAACGGTTTACTTTTACAATATCTTCATGTAATATACGTCTTTCAGGTTTTTCGGATGAGCGGGGAGAAGCAATACGCATAAACGCTTCAGAATCTACTAAATGGACCTCTTTAATTTTTTTCTTGTATAACATTTCACCAGGTTCTGGAATTCTGGTTGGATAATACATAGTGCCATCGTCAGCAACAGCTACAACTTTAATCTTTCTTCCTGGGGCTTCAGTTAAAGCATTGGCTATCTCTTGTCTTGCTTGTTCTGGTTCTTGTGCATAGTTAATTGTGCGTTTAAAAATAGGTGGTTGTTCTGCCATAAATTTTTCTTTTAGCTGCTTATCGCTCATTTTTTCTGGAGCTGGTTCAGGAATTGGCTGCTGTTCTAAATTCTCCAAAACACGCTCAGATGTTGGTAATATTTCGGTCGGAATATTGTTGGCTTTAGCTTCTTCATGTAATTGATTTAGCTCTTGTGTAAGCCTATGATAATCTTTAAAGCTGAGGCCTCGTCGGCTCATCCAAGCAATTAAGCCATAATCTACAACTTTTTGCAGCAGAGGTCGATTATCCCAAGGTCGCTGACCAGTAGCAACATCATAAAGCGCAGCGCCTACCCCCATTCTTGTTAGCGTAGCTAAGAAGGGATACTTTGCACCAAATGTAATAAAATTAGCTGGTGCAGTCAGTGAGCCCAAAACTTGACCATGGATATACGATTTAATTTTGTTTTGAAAAATTTCTTTGGCTGTTTCACCCTCCCAATTTACTAGAGCATTAGCTATAGCCAAGCTTTGGCCACTATCAATAATATGCCTAATAAAGGCTAAGGTTGGAGTTTTTGCGCCTATTTCAGCTCCAAAAATTTTTGTAGTAATGCTCTTGCTTATTGCATTTCCAATTTCTATTGGAGCTTTGACAAAGTGTATTCCTCCAGCCCCAACTAAACCACCTAAAAATCCTAAACCTTTAGCAACGCTTGCTAAAGAAGTTTGATATTCAGGAGCGTTATGTATTTCTTCTGCAGCTTCTTTTAACCCAGTAGCTTTCATAGCTAAACGGGGAAGCCCAAACATCATAGTATTGATGTATTCTTCTGCTGCGCTACCTATAGCAGGCAAAACTTGTTCACGAAAAGGGATTTTAGGTGGGGGAGGGGAATAAGGAATCGTTGGTAAAAATTTTTCTAATATTTTTTGTTTTGTAGTTTGTGGGCCTATATATAATTGAGAAGAATCAGGAGATGTGTAAATTTTTTCAGGCTCTTTAATTGGCTGCTCTGGAACTTCAGGTTTTAATTGTCTAAATTTAGCATATTCCAAAATAAATTGGTCTGGATTCCATTGTGTCCAGTCAATTTTTTGTCTATCTAATAAAGAGACAAAATCCATTACAGGTGATTTATAAATAGTCTGCCATGGCAAAGGAAGTAATTGAGTATAATCAAAGGGTTTGTTCATTTGAGTTCCTTCAAAGCATTAAATATAGCGGCAAGGCTTTCTTGCTCTTCTTTTGGTAGCGACTGAAAAACACTCTTTGCTTGAGGCGTTTGAAGAGGCAAAGTTGGAGCAATTGTTTGGGTGGAAGATGATTGACCAAGCAATGGATTTGGTAAAGGAGGGATGGAAGATAAATCTACAGAATAAAATTGCTTCGAAAATGCATTTAGAAAATGTAATAATTCATTATAGATTTGATTAGTTGTTTCTTGGAGTTTTTGTAATTCGCTTGCATAACCAGCAATCTCTTGTGTAAGGGCCGCTCTTTCTTTTTTTCCTACTTTTGGAAATTGGCTATATGCTCTTACGATTAATTCTTGTAAAGTTTCTGCTCTTTGCGTATTTATGGTTAAAATTTTGCTTGCTGCAGTTAGAAATGCGTTCGTTGCTGACATACTTCCTTCTTGTAGTGCTCTTTCTTTAATTCCTTGCATATATTCTATTTGTGCTTTTATCTCTTTCATTCTCCACGGATGCAATTCTTTTTCGTGCTGCATTTCTTGTGCTGTTCTCATTACATCTAATTGGTCTCGTTGCCGTTGTAGCTGTTGATTTATAGCATTAGAGTTCAATGTAAAAAGCTTTCCTGTGAAATATAAATAATCGTTATTCTTTCTTAAAAAATCAAGCTCTTCATTAGTTAACGGTTCTCCTGCTGAAAGTTTTTCATGTAGATTCCAGAATCGTATAACCTTATCTCGTTTTTCTGGAGGCAAATTCGGAAGATTGTTCATGTCTTCATAAAATTGCCTATCATAATTGAAAAATTTTAGCATATCTGCTTCAGTCTCAAGTTTATATTGTTCTCGTAATTTGGCCATTTGATTTTGGTGCTCTAATGCAAGTCGTTCTCTATCGGCCTGACGTTGTAATAATGCTTGAAATTGAGCTAATTCTTTTTGTTTTTCTGCTTGCAAACCAAGATGTTTCTCAAATAGCCGTTCTTCTCGTTTAGCCTGAATTTGTTGTGCTAAGAGGTTTTGCATTAAATTGCTAAAATTTGCCAAGCCTTGGGCTATTACACTCCAATCCATTGGCATGGTTAACCTCCTTAATAACCTTTAAGCCAAGCCTGCCAATATGGTTGATATGCGCTTTGCTGTGCTTCTTGCTCTTGTGCGTATAAATTCATAAGCAACTTCAAAGCATCCATTTCTTTTTCATATTCAAATCGCTCTCTTTCAAGGGCTAATCTATCCCCAGCAGCAGCTGCAGCCATGGCTCTTTGAGCTCGTTGTTCAGCTAATTGTTGAGCAAATTGTTCTAATTGAGCAGCAAAACTTCCAGCTTGTAATCCAAGCCCAATATTAGCCTGTCTCCATTGTTCAAATCGATTTGCAATATCCCCAATAGTTTGTAATTTACTCATTTCAAATTGTCCTGAAGCTAATTGTTCTTGGAATCTTCTTCGAGCTTCCTCTATGGCTAAATTTGTAGCAGCTTCAGCAAACTGCTGCTGACCGCTTCGCATTATATCAGCTAAGATGCTTCCAGCTATTCCTGATTCAGCTGGAGTAAATCCACGCATTCCAAGTTGTTCTGTGGCTTGGCGCATCATGCCTTTGGTTTGCCCCATGATATTAGCTCGCAGTTGGTTTAGTTGTAAGGCTTTTTCTGCTTCGGTCATTCCTGTAGGAGCCTTAAGTCCTTGAATGCCCGTAATAACATCTTGCAAATATTTTGCGTAAGGAGATTCAGCAAACCAATTGGTATTAAGAAGTTGCTTTCTGAAAGCTTCTAATTCAGGAGAATAAATTGTGCCTAATAAATTTCCAATATTCCCGTTGTTGCCTCCACTTTCAGAACTAGTTCGAATTTCAGTGGCTTGTGTATTATTTGTTGGAGGAGGAGAAACAGCTTTAACTGGTGAAGTAGTATTCTGGTTGGGCATAACAGCTTCCTGTATTTCTTCCTTTGGAATTCTAACCTGCGGATTATTTGAAGTTGCTACCGCTGCTTCATTCTGTAATCTATTATAGAGAGGGAGTTTTCTATTTAACTCTTCGTCGTCAATATAAGGCAGTTCGTAATTTTTATAGGCCATAGCGACCTCCTTCTCTAAAGCGATTCATGAAATAATCTTCTAATGGTCTATTTTCTCTCAATAGAGGCGTTTGTGGCTGAGCTGGCTGCAGATAATATTTTTGAGCAATTGGAGACTGAGTAAAAGGAAGATTAAATCCAAGAACCTGTCGATATTCTTCTGGGTTTATGCCCCAGCGTGTAAGAACATCTTGGCTAATTCTATTTTCTAAGTTGCCTAATATAGCTTTTTGCAAAACATCACTAAGCCAGGGAAGAGCATTTGATTGGAAATAAGGTTGAGCTGGTTTTAAAGCAGAAATAGTTTCTTGGCGTAATTTTTCAGCATATTTACGCTCTTTTTCTTTTTCTTTACCTGAAGCCATTCCAGCCAATAAAGTAGAGAGTAAACTTGAACCACCAAGAGCAATTTCTCCCCAAGGAAAATTTGAGCCAGAAGAACTCGTTTGTTTTTTGCCTCCAAGTAAACTAGATAGCAGACTTACGCCAGCAGGAAGTAAACTTGTTAATAAAGGTAAAGGCATGGCGTCCTCCTATTAGCTTGTTTCTAAGTGAACCAATACTGAGCAACCACGCTCAGATACAGGTTCGGTTATTTTTAAAATATGTAATCCTGGAGTTAAGCTAACCCAGGATGAAATATTCAATTCACCTGTTCCATCAGTGTGAATTGGATGTGTTCCTGTATTATTTCCAATAGATGACCATCCTTTAGCAGTTAAAATGTTATTAGTAATATCAGTAGTATCGATAATAACATGCAGTCTGTCAGCGAATTGCTTTCTTACTGTTGATAAAGATAGCCCTGTATTAATTCCAGCATAGTTGCTATTTCCTGAAATATTTGTTCCTAGAATATTTATTGAAGCATTAGCCCCGCTACTTGTTTTAGTTCCAAGATCAGTAGAACTAACAGAGCCATTAGCTGAAGAAGTTCCACTGTTAAAATAGATGTTATGGGAGTGGTCAGAAACGCTACTTATAGAAATATCTGGTTGAGCAGAAGAAGTATCTCCGCTTACTGTATGCGTGTGGTCAGCAGATTGACCAGTTGTCTCACTAGAAGATGGACCGCTTGTAGTTGTGGTTCCTAAGTCTCCATAATAATAATCATGCACATGGTCCATGCCATGAACATGGTTGGCGCTTTGTGTGCCAGTCTCTAAGGAAATGGAGTGGGAATGAGCAGATTGTGAAGCAGTATGATCATGGCCTCCATTTGCTTGTGTGCTCCCCGAAATTAGGTGTGTGTGAGCGTCTGTAGCGAATGTGCCTGAATGAGTATGGCTTCCCAAGACAATATCATGTGTGTGAGCTGTTTGGGATATTTCATGTGTATGTGAACCTAAATTAATCCCGTGATAGTGATAAGGAAGCTCAGTGTAAAAGGTGGTAGGAAATTCAAAGGCTTTAATGGCTAATTTTACCGTAGGTGAAGAACCTTCTGTTTTAAAATAGAGACGCCCCTCTTTATTTGATTCAACTAATAATTCTGCTGTGTAAGTGCGAATTGCGCCTCCAGTGTAATCACCTATATAATCAAGCTGCCTCCATTCAGTTCCATTCCATCCATAAAATTTATTATCAGCAGTGCAATATACAATTCGTCCAATATCGGCTGATGTTCCTGATGGCAATGTGCTGACTTTATCAATAACAATATTTTTAGCCTGAGCTTTGTTCAGGTCAATTCCAGCATTAAAAGTTTGTAGTGCTGAAAAAGTATTAGCTGCATCTTTTTTTGGAATATTATTAGAAAGTTTTGAATCAGGAATTGAATTATCTGGGACAATGGGAAAGGAAGAGAATTCAAATAAGCCTGTAATTTTGTTGCCTCCAGTATAATTTCGATTAGATATCAAAATTTTTGCATTTTGGGCAATGTTATCTTCAGCAATTCCAACTTTTGATGGGTCAAACATATCATAGAGATTATCCCAGTTTTTATTTAATCTTTCTGCAGTTATTTTTCCTGCATCTGTTCGGCCATCAACAAAAGTATGAAATTTAGTCGGAATCATAGTAAACCTCCGTTATTATGCTGGCGCAATTGTGGTTATCGTTCTTGATAAACCACGATATTTTAATACTCCATTTTTATTCTGAAAGATAAAAAAAGGCTAAAAATGTTCTTGTCTGTCCCGCATAAACAGCAGGAGTATTTGTGCCAGTATTTTGGTATGCATAAAGCCCGACTTGGGCATTCTGAGAAAAATATAGAATATCGGAAAAACTCATCGCAATATAGTTTGAAGCTGTAGGAAATTGGTCTTCATGAACAGTTCTATCTGAGCCATCATTTACGCTAATTATATACCTTCCAGCTTGAATATTTCCCCAAGAAACTCGACCAACAATTAGATAATGACCCGATTTAGGGATTGTATATTTATGTGTAGTTGTATTCCATCCTGAATCAGTGTCAAAACTTATTGTATCAATATTAACTAAAGTCCAAGTAGCATTATTAATTATTTGAGAAGTTCTTAAATAAGCACGAGCCTTTATATGTGGAGCAATTTGAGTAACACGACCACTGGAATGCTTTGATTTAAGAACATCGTTTTCTGAATAAATAATATGAGCGCCAAAAGGATTAGAGGTCGGCACAGTAGCAGCATTAGCAATTCCAATAACACCAGCCCCATCACCAAATTGGTTAGTTGTGCCGATGCCGACGTTGCTTCCATCGGTATAAATCACTGAATTCACCAACCCATTGCCAGTGTGGTATGGGAGATAACCTGAAGTAAGATTGTTGAATATCGCTGTATTGGCTTTTATATTGCCCCCAACATCTAATTTTTGTGAAGGCGTTGGATTATTGATGCCGACATTGCCATCTGGTTGGGTAATGGTTAAATACCAATAGGTTTCTCCAGCCCTTTGATTATTTCCAATGATATGAAACGGCTTCCAAATAGGATTGCCCCAACTTGGATAAACGTATACAAATCCCCAGTAAGTTGCTCCTGGATAATTCATATTACATAAATCAACGATATTATCAGCACAACATAAGCCTAATGTTGCCTCTTTTTGATTGTTTATTGGAGCATCTATCGATAAAATCGTATAACCGTCTGTAACGGGCTCTCCAGTTTGGCTTTGAATCCTGATTATGCCCCTTTGGCCCTCAACATCATCTTTCCAGAGTGCCACTTTTCCGCCAACGGAATCTTCGAACCAGAGACTCAAAGCTTCACCCCACCATTTCGATGGCCCATTATAGATTCTAATTTTTTTATCTTGATAAGCATTTGGTCCGAAAGGAAGGGCCCCCCAATCTGTTATTTGAGAACGAGTATGAGTATGCTTAGAAATACCAGATAACTTTGATGATAAGGATTCAATTAAGTTCTGCAATTCGTTTATTTTATCCTGAATATCATATAGATTTCTCTGTGTATTTTTATCAGCAACTTTAGTTGATAATTTGAAGTTGCTCATCTTGTCCCCTTACGTCGTGAATAAAAAGTTAGGGCCTGTAATGAAATAGGTTGTGTATTATTTCCATGTAGCCGCCATCTAAACATACTACCAGTTAATCCTGATGGAATAATAATATTTTCTAATAGATTTCCTTCAAGTCCAGCATATGTATAACCACAATAAGGCGAACCAGTAAAGCATGAATCTTCCCCATGCACAGGTCTATCATATCGAGTAGCAAAAAAGTTGGCATATATTGTTAAAGTAGCATCTCCATAAACATCGGTATTGTAAGACATTTTAACTTGTCTTAGAACATGCACAATACCAACAGGAGTTCCTAAATTAATCCAACCACTTTGAATATCATACTCAATAGGATAAGTTTCATCGCCAACTTTATCCCAGGCTTCGGTTTCTAATAAATATATTTTTCCATCTGGTGTGCCGCCAACAATCTTTGTTAATCCTTGAGAATTTGTGATGTTGGTTAAACAAGTAAAATCGTGATGAGGATAATATAACCATGTCCATGCAATAATGCTTTCTGAAGTTTGCTCAGGAATTCCTTTTTCAATAAAAATTAATGGAACAACAAAGCTTCCAACAAGAATCTTTGGAGCTAAATTCGGAACTCTGCACAAAAATAAAAAGCATTTATAATCAGGATAAAAAACAATATCATAAGCTTCGGGATATTTGTAATTAACATAGCCATCACTTAAAATTCTCCTAATTCGTCTGCTCAAATCAAAGAGATTATTTCCGTCAAAAGCAAACCAGCCTTCCTCAGCAAGAAAAATTATCTTATCATCAAAATTCAAAATAGCATAAGGAGCAATGCAACCAATACCATGTAATGGAGCAATCTTTTCTTTTTCAATAAATTCTCCACGAACACAAAAAAGTTTATGTTGCTTGAAGATAACTAAATAATCTGGTAAAGCAGCAAGGCCTGTTATTTTATCTCCATCTCCTCGGTCAAAATATTCATAATTAGTTGATGGACAAGCATGAGGATTTCCTCGCTTAGAATAACGAACTAAATCATCTCCATCTGGAACTCCTGGAGAATTTCCACAATTTGCATAAAAAACTTTGTCATTATAAGTAATCAAATACTTTGCTATAGGCGGAACATCATTATCCCATTCAACTTCTTCTCCTAAATCGGAATCAGGCGTTGAATCAATATAAGTCTGGTTAACATTATCAACTTCAGCAACAAAGAAATAATGTCCAGGATTTTCTCCAGATACGCTAAAATCATAAGTTCGGTAAATAGCAATTTTACTAACAGTTGAGTCATTTGAAGCAAAAACTTGAACATTTATTTTTTTATCTGAAACCTGAATCGCATCGCTTACAGGAGAAGGATTACTATAATGAACGTAAGGAGTCTCTCGTTTATAGCAATAAACATAAGCATATTTACCAGTTAATCCTGTAGACTCGCCTTCATTTACAGTAGGTTTAGTTGATGGCGGAGTAATGCCTACGGGATAAATTGTAGTGCCATAAACACAAAATTGTGTTTGCCCATTTGTATAAATAACCAAATTTTTATGAATGGCTTGAGACCATCTTGCTCCAGCAGGGGTTAAATTACTTTTGGCTAATATCCAATTCGTTCCATTGTAAATATAAAATTTTGTTTCAGTAAAAACATGTAAATGCAAATCCCCACTTGGAGATTCATATTCAAAAATATCACATATTTTTTCTGAAACAGGCAAAGACAGATAAGGAACTGCACCCAGGCGCTTAGTTAAGCCTCTGTTTGGATTGAGAAAAACATTTTTAGCTTCAGTCAAAGCCTGCTTAGGAAGAGCTGTAGGAGAACTGGATAGATCCAGGCCAAGGTAAAATTCATCTACTTGGAAAATGTTATTGACATTATATGCCATTAGTCATTAAAATAGCTTGTATGTGTTATCTCAGCCCCTATTAGGGCTATTGTGGCGGCTCTTTCAGCTTCATCAATCCTTTTTTCAAGCACAGCTAAAAAATTATCATCTTTAGCTTTTCCATAGGTCAACGTAATTAAAGCAACAAGTGGATGCAAGCTTACAGGTAAATCATCTAAAGAATCTATTTTTGGCAAATACCAAAGACGAGCAAAATCTGAAAGCGTTTCTGCTGGTGCAGGAAAGAACATAATTTCATTGTTAACATACCCCCAAGCCAACGGTTCATCATATTGAATGCGATTATATTCAAAAAATAAATCGTGAGAAATTTTCGGTAAAATGGCCCCATCAGAAAGACGTTCAACAGCAACCACAAGGAAACAATCTGAAGGAAGCGGGGTAGATTCTGGATTTGCATCAATTATGTAGCATTTCTGGTATCTATCTTTAAGCAAATGCGCAAATTTTGAAACAACAGTGGTTATGGCTAATTTTTTATAAACTTCAATCTCTTCGTCCGTCCAGAAAATTTCTTGTCCATACTCATTCAAAATTGATTTAACAAAATTTTTAAACTCTTGGTCAGTCATTTTTTGCCTAAATCAAGAAAAAGTCTTTTCCAGGCATTATAACCTGTTTCAACGGCTTTACGGCACACATCTTCAAGCCATTGCTGAGCTTTATCCAAAAGTCTTTGATTGTGCTCATCTATTTCTTTTATAACCTCATCTTGATGTTCATAATTCCAGCGTTCTTGACGAAGCTTAGTAAGCACTCGTCTATCAAGCGGCATATAACCAATATCTTTGCCATTACGTTCATAGCATACGGTTTTAACCAAAACGCTTCTTCTTAAAATCTCGATAAAGGATAAATCAAATCGTTCTTCATAATCTGGTTTCCACATTCGTATTTGCCAGCGTTCTTCAAAAGGATTAAAGACTGCAAAATAATTTTTATCCAGATTTTTTAATTCCTGATGAAACCAAGCTGGTGCTAACATCCACATTTTATCTCCTTTATACTTGAAAAAAGGGGGCTGGTTCTCCAGCCCCCAAAAAATTAATATTATGATGTGGTTACACCAGTCATCTTGCCATGAGCATTGCGGCAATCAGTGCCCAGGTTAGCATACATTTTGAACCAGGCATAGTATTCGTCAGCACCTTCCGAATTCTTAATCATTCCACCATTAGTTGTGTCCCAGGTCAGATTCTTCAGCACATACAATTTAATGTGAGGAAGTGATACAAGATAAATATATCCAACAGGGCATTTCGGATGAACAAGGAAAGGAAGTTCAACTTCACCGCCAACGTAGCGGATGGCTTTCCAACCAGCAGTGAACTCAAGAGTTTCAACCTTGCGAAGAGCCTGCATTAAAGAAATGAGCTTATTTCTGATAGCTGGAGTTGTAATAGCCAGGTCAACTTTGTTTCCATCGGTCCGAACATCAATAGCATCAAGAGCCTCTTGAATCTTTGTTTCAGTTAAAACACCAACATTATTAACAACATAAGCCTGCCACAGAGGTTCAGCAGTAGCATCGATTCCCTGGAAATCAGAACCAGGAGTATTGCCAGTATCAATAATACCATCAATTCCCATCAGCTCACCAGTATTGGTGCTGGGCGTATAAGAATCTTCTTTATAAATCAAATCATTGGCAGCAACATCGGTAATAGTCCCAGAAACAGTAATCGTCCCACTAGCCATATCAACAGCAGTAACAGTAACAGAATCAGCATGCTTATTTCCACTGCTATCGTAAATATCCAAAACCTGGCCTTTTCTAAACCACTTAGCAGCAACATCCCCAGTTCGACGGGCCGTTAAGGTAATGACTTGGCCTGATTTTGAAGAAACCTTGCCCATAATGCCTTTGCCATCTTCCATTAACTGGCGGTCAATATCAATGGCGAAAGCGTTGATAATTCCCTTAGTCTCAGCAGTCAGGGCATCAATCCAGGCATTTTTGCCTTTGGAAGCCTCTATAGCCATACCTTCAATTTTGATTCGGCCATAGAGTCTCCTCATGTAAATATAGGCCTGGTCATAAGTATTTTTCTGAGCGGTCGGAAGAGTGTTATTCCCATCATAACGAGCACCAACAGCCTCAGTAAACCCCAACTGCACAGGAATTACAATTCGCTTTCCACCATCCATGTCAACAATTTTCTTCTTGATAATCGCCCACAGAGGGGACTTAACGGGCATCTGATTGACCAGGACTTCAGTATAAACTTCTTTTAGAATATCCTGAATATTAGCAAAAGTTTGCATTTTATCTTCTCAAAAAATTACAGTAGTGGATGGATTTTACGATATTGGAACCTTACGTAAAAGCTTGTGTAAAATCTCATCCACATTGTCAGCGGTTATCTTCACCTTTTTCTTCGCCAGCCCTGGCGCAGGTGAAATTCCCGCTGTTTTCAAGCCGACTCGTTTTTGACCCGCAGCTTTTGATTTGGCAAGGTATTCTTTTGTAATTTCATCATAAAGAGCCTTTTTGATTTCGGGCGAAACCTGTAAAATCTTTTTAACATATTCAGGATTCGCCTTTTGTTTATGGCTCTCTAACATGATTTGTTCAATTGAAAACCTGCCATTGGTTAGGGCATATACTGCCAAAACCTCTTCAGGAGAAGCCAATGGATATTCAGGTAAGAGACGCTCAATTTCTTTAATAATTTGCTTTTGGCGCTCTTGAACCTGGGAACTTTGGAGTTGTTGCTCAAAAATAGCAACTTTTTGAGCAAGCTCCTGGTTCGCTTTCCATTGCTCCTGAGCAGCCTTTTTCAATGCACGAGTTTCAGGGTCATCGAACTCAGTTATCTCCAGTTCTTTCGGCATGGTTGCCGTAGTCTTGCTACGGGCCTCCTCAAGCTGACGAGCTAACTGATTCTTATACTCCTCGACCCGTGCTAAGGCTTCTTGTAGCTGCTGGGTCTGTTGAATCAGCTCGGATTTAATTTTAGCATTCTCAGACATGGCTTGATAAAATCTCAAGCCTTTATTGAGTAATGCTATGATTTCTTTTGGTTGAAGATTTTTAACTGGAACTTCCAGCCCTTTACTGACAATCTTTTCATTTTCAATTTGTTTTAAAACTTCTTGAACCTCAGCTGAAAGTTCAATTTTTTCTTCTTTATCTTCTTTTGTTTCCTCTTTTTCTTCTTCCTCTTCTTCTGATTCTTCTTCTGGTTTTTCTTCACTTTCTTCTTCTTCTTCAACCTCTTCAGTTTCTTCAAGTTCTTCTTCTACTTCTTCAGACTCTTCTTCGGGCAATTCTTCATGGGCACCTTCGATATCATCAAAAGTTAGCTTGTCATCGTCGCTTAAAAAAGTTGACAAATCAATTTTGTCTTTAGGCATGATTTATTGACCTCCTTCCAGGCCGCCTTGTCGAAGCAATGGTGCTAAAATAGCCATTTGCTCTTCGGCGGTTGCTGGTTGTTGCCCTGCTTGCATAGCGGGCTGAAGACTTGCCCCGCCGCCAGCTTGAGGCTGGTTGGGCTGAGGTTGAAGTCTTGATTGATGAAATTGTATCATATTGTTCAGCGCAGCTTTTTGCTGTGCTGTATATTTATCATACTTTGGTGATAGCCTATCCCTTAAATGAATTTTCAAATGAGCTTCATGGTCATCCCATTCACAGTAATATTGCGATAAATCGTTTGAAGTAATGTTTGGAGTTATCTCAATAAGATAATTTTCTCGCATGGCTTTTTTCTCATGAACCAGAGACAACGGATAGAGCTTTTTAGCTTCAGCAAATTCTAACAGCTCAAGAACCATTTTTTTATCATCTATCAATCCACGCTCAGCTAACTTTAAAATCCATTCAGCTCGCAAGGCTTTTGATTTAGGTAAAGCCAACTGCGTCGTAATGGCTACATCGGTATTTCCACGCAAATCGGCTCCGCTAAACCATCGAACGCTATCTTCCAAGTTTCTTCCAACTAATTTGAAGAGACGAGGTCTTGTATAGCTATGCTGAATGATTTCTAAAGCCAGTGTCCAAGCATCTGAAAAAACTTTATCCGCCTCACGAATAATTGGATCAAGAATGCTATCATCTTGTTCAATTAATAATGAAACCAATGTGCCTGAAGCATGAGAAGCTCTTTCAGGAAGTCTTCCAAAGCTAACTTCATGAATATTTGAAACTGATTCCAATTCTCTTTCCAAATCCTGTTTTAAATTAAAAACATATGGAGGGATTGGGTCAAGCTTCAGCTGATGAGGCTCTCCCATCTGATTATTGTAATCAATGATAACAATTGAACCATCATCATAAACCTGACGCTTATTTAGCAAAGCACTCAATGGAGAAAGGACCTTTATTTTAGCTGCCCGTTCTAATGCTAAGCTCATTAAACTTACAAAACGATTATATTCCCTTTGAACAGGAATCATATCTCTAATAATGCTGTCATTGAAAATAATATCATAGCCATAATTGTCAATTGGAATTGTTGAATCAGAATATGTAAAAAATGGAATTCGTCCATAAGGATTAACCCCATATTCTAAAATTTTATTCTTTGTAGCAAAAATATAAATTTTGGGTGTCCAGAACTCATATTTAATACAAGTTCGCCCAACAATATCTTCTCCTGGCTGAGAAATAGCTGAAGAAAACCCAGGAATAATGTCCTCAAACGGAATAGCTGGAGCGTCATCTAAAAGATGCGTATCGGTATCAACTGTGCCATGAGGAAGTCCATATTCTTCTTCTAAAGCATCGGCATCAACTTTTTCTCCATACAAAAACCAGCGCCATTTAGATGGAACAATGGAAAGTGGGTCGACTCGACAGGCAAAAGGTGAAACAACTTCCATATCAATATCGCCAGGCTCCGTAATTTTAATCTCAGTTTCAATCGGCACACCATCTACTTCTTCTGTTATCTTTTCAATTCCAACCAGGCCTTCTTTTTTCTCATTCCAAAAAACTCGCAAGACAGCTCGGTTAATTAAGAAAATCCAGGTAAAAAATTGTCTCCGAATCATATCAAAATTAAGCTTATCGTAAAGAGATTCAAGAATAGCATCTCCTACTTCAGCTGCCCTTAAATCTTCATATTCAGTTGTTTTTGGAACAACGCCCAGAGCGGGGACGACACTCATTGCTTTGCTAACAAGTTTTTTCAGAAACGCTTTTAAACGATTAAAAACTAATTTTCTTTGCTTTTCCAGATTAACAGGACGGAGCTTTCCAGAATGGCGCTCAATATCTGTATATTGATATCCTGCAACCCAGGCTAAAATTTTTCGCCAACGAGGAAAACGATAAATTAAATCAGGATGATTCTCCCAATAATCATTAAGTTTTCCGAGGATATAGCTTTCTTCTTCCTCAGTTAATTCTTTGCCTTCATAAATTTTTTGTTCAATTGTTAAGAATTTCATTTTTTATCTCCAATCTTCTTCAAATTGGCTCAAATCAACTTTAGTTTCTGTCGGAGAGCCTCTTTCAATTTCTTCTTTAGCTTGCTCAACAATCTGTTCTTTAGCTGCAGTAGAGATTTCTAAATCTTTTTTCCAAGCGTCCTTGTAGTATTTGAATTCACCTAATGATTTAGCCATCAAACGATCTAAAAGCCTTTCAATTCGCCGTTCATACCAAATATGCTGCCCAATGAGCAGCGCAAGAAAAATACAAGCAAAAATATTAATAAGCATCATCAAAAACTCCTAATGCTTCTTGATAACCTCGGCAGGCTTCTTCCCAATCCTGCTCAAGCATTCTTTCTTCAGATGTTTTTGGTGGTTCGAGGTCTTTTAATTCAACCTCAAAATCAGGAAATTGAACAACATCTAAAATATAAGCAAAAGCATCTAAAATATCGTCTCGTTCAGTTTTCCCAAACTGCTGTAATTCTTCATAAAGTTGATTCATTCCAGATGGGGCGAAATAAACTCGACCACCTTCTATCCAACCTGAAAGATTTATAATTCTCAATTTTTTAGGCCTATTTTTATGCCTCAATTCTACAAGGCGATAAGGAATCAAAGAGGCATATCTTTTTTTATTTTGTGCTACTCTACCCTGCTTAATCCACTGGGGAATAATGAAGCTAATTAAATCCCTAAAAGCAGAAAATCTAAATTCCTCAATGCAGATAAAATCTGGCTCATAAATTAATGCAATTTCGATAATTCTTTCCGCAGCTTTTGCATCAGTTAGCTTTGACCGCTCAGCAAAGCGAACATAAAGATTTTTATCGCTTCCAGCATCAACTACAACCATACCCATATAATCGCTTTGTTTACTTTCTTTTCCCATTGGGTCAACCATTAAATAAGTTATCTTTGATGCAGGAAGCATATCAACATGATAAGTTTTAAACCAATTTGCTTGAAATCCACGCTCGCTGGATAAAAATGGGTCATTTTCATACTGCCCACTAAAATGCTCACCAAGTTCAATTTGAAGCTGCTTGAGCTTCGATTCAGGAAAAAGATTGGGAAAAGTAGAGCCTGCTTTAGTTAATGGGTCGGCCCAACAAGAAAAACGGAGATAATGATAATGCCCATTATGATATTCAACCACAGGTTTCTCTTTGTCTCTATCTTGTTGAGCTAAATCAAGATTAAAGAATGTTTTTAAAAGATAGCCATATAAATCATCAACAGCCCAGCGAGTTCCAATGATAATTTCGATACCATTTGATTCAAGCAAGGCTTGAGCCAGTTTCCACCATTCAATAACTTTAGCAATCTGCTCAGGTGTTCTTGAATTTTCTAAGTTAACTAAATCATCCTCAATATGAATTGTATAGTGCCGTGAAACCAAGTTTCCTTCAACTGAACCAACCTCAATTCGATTTCCAGCAATTTCAACTTCATCCATTGTCCATCGAGGAAAGCCTGTTTCAGGATTTTCTGGAATAATATCAGAAAAAATTGTTTTTAAAAGTGAATTATGCGCTAAATTATCTTTAATCCGCTTTAAAAACATTTGAGCATTGCTTAAAGTTGCATTGGAAATTAAAATTGCATCTCGTTTACCTTCAACAGCGTTTTTTAAAACTCGCTGAAGAAGCCAACCAAGTGTAATAATATAACTTTTAATCCAGCCTCTTGGACAAAGAATTAGAAGCTTGTGACCAGGTTGAGCATAGGTTGAAACAAACTCAGCAATCTTTCCATGAGTCGGTTTATATAAATCTTTGAATCCTGGCTTTGGATTTTCTAAAGTTGAAAGAACTACCCGACAAAAGAAATATAAATCATTCAGACATTTGTCTCGCCACCAGTTTAAATCACTAAGAGCATTATTCATTTTCTTCTTCTTCAGTTTTCTTCTTTTTCTTCTTTAAAATTTCTTTCCAGTTTACTGCATCCTTTCCAAAAACTTCGCTAATAGCTTTCTTAATTACTTTCAAAAATTCCTCTTTTGTTGGCCCTTTTGTAGCTTCACTTGTAGCAGGCTTTTTAAATCGTTTTTCCTGAGGATATAATGATTCAACCAGACCAGTAATTGCAGCCTCTTCATTCAGCTCTTCAAGCCGCTGACCAAGAGGCCCTTTTTTAATCTTTTTTTCCTTCGATTGCTTTTCCTGATTGGTCATTTTTTGTTAGCTCCAAAACTTCATGTGGGGCAATTGCCCCAGCATCAATTAAAGCCTTTATCATATCAGCATCAATAACTACAGTTAAAGATTTGCTTACTTCCTCTCTTTTCTCAGGCGCATAATCACCACGAATTTTTAAGACCTTATCTAGATAAAGGCTTCTAACATAATAATCAGGATGTTCTTCTTGAACAACCACTCCCTTAGGTGAACGCCTTTCAGGAAGTGTCGCTTCTAAGCCTTCTCTAATTTTAGCTACAATTTTTTCGTCTGTGATTCCCTGGCGCTCTAACTCCATGAGGATAGCCTGTTGAATCTTTGGCTTGGAAAGAAGGACCGAACCATAATTCGGATGCGGATAACCAGCTTCTCTCGCAGCCTGGCAGACTTTAGGGTCTTTAATATAATTTTTGACAAACTTTTTTTCTCGCTTGTTCAAAACAGGCAAATTCTTTTTATGTCCAGCCATAGGAGATTAAGAAATAGCCACAAACTTATCCATTATTTTACCAGGGAAAAAATTAATGCTCCTCCAAGAGCATACAAGCCAAAACGATACCATCGGCTTTTAGCCTGTTCTCGTTTAAGCACAGAATAAACATCGGCTAAAGAACGATTGGCTTCAGCTAATTTTTGAAGGCTCTGTTCTGCTTGAGTTTGCCAGCTAACTCTTAAACCATATTCTTCATTAGCTTTTTCTTCCCATTTAAGCCGTAATTCATGCTCAAGATTGTATTGCTCAGACAAAGAGAAAATAATTGAATCTTTTGCTTCAATCTCTTTTTGAGCTAAGGAGAATTTCCTTACCCAAATATCCCGCTGTTGCTTAATATTCAGAAGCTGGTCTTGACAGGTTCCCTCGTTTTCTCTGGCAATTAAATTTTTCAACTGATCATCTAACTGCAAAATATCTTTGCGTAAAGATGCAATTTCAGCGTTCTTGAGGTTAATGATATTATCTAATTCAGCAATTCTTTTGGCATATTCAGCATTGGCTTGCTGAAGTTCTATTAGCTTTTTCGTTGCTTCATAATTCCGCTTTTTTAAATCCTTATATTTTGCAGATAAACTATTATAGCTCTCAACTAATTCTTTAATTTGATTGCTTAGCAACTGCTTAACCTGTATTTGCTTAGTCAAATAAATTTGAGAAGTTATGGAAAAAGCAAGAAGAAAAACAACAATAAAAATCGAAGCTGAATTAAAAAAGTCCTTTAATTTCTGAATCATCTTTTGAGCTCTTTTACTTCACCAAAAGGCTGGATAAATAAAAGAAAATGCCCTTGAAAGCCAGTTCGAACGAAAGCATAATAAGTATTAATATCAGTAGTGGAAAATCTTGGATAGCCATAATGATTGTGAATAATAATGACAGCATCTTTAATTGGATGATTGTCTCGTTTCAAAGCATCCATTAAAGCATATTTATCTCCATTAACCCGTATAGCTTCATTACTAGTGATATGGTATAATGTGCCATCAAGATAAAGAAGATAAAGATGTTCAACCTGGTCTCTAAATAGGTTATTCCAAAGATTCATTTTTTCTATTCTGACCTCAGTTTCTAAATCAGCATAATTAGGCAATAATTGATCAAATACTTCACTTGATTGGTCAACTGGTAAAGAGGTTGCAAGAAATAAGAAGCCAAGAATAATTGTTATGCCTGCAAAGGCTACAATAAAACGCTTCATTGTTTTGCTCTTATATATTTAATGCCAAAAAATGTGGCCACTGCTTCTCCAAAAACATAAGAAATAAACATATCGGGTCGCTTTAATTCAATCAAAGCTAAAAGCATGACTAAATCTTGAAGCCCAATGCCAACAGTGGCTAATGCCCCAGGCAAGGGCTTAATTTTAATGATTGCATGCTGATAACGAATCACTAAAAATTCTCTGCATAAACCCAGCAAAAAACTTATGCCAAGAAATAGAATTTTCATAACTTTGTTCTGGCTTCAATTGCATAACCTACACTAATTTCCCAGTCTCCATCATAAGAAGCCTGGATATAAAACTTATCCAAAGTTAAAACTGGTGAATCTGTTTTCGCCCATTCTTCCAGAAGCCTAAGCAGGATATGCTCAATGGACATCTGGTCCAGAATTCTGGCCTCGCCTCCGATATTGGCCATAATTGGGGCGTAGGCAAAAAGCAGGCCAATATTCCTGGCCAGTTCAGGAATCTTGGGCCTAACAGCCTCAACCAGTTTTTGCTTTATTTCTTTAGTAAGCTTAGCCATTTTTCGCTCTATATATATTATAGCACATTTTGAAGAAAAAGTCAAGTGTTTTTTTAAAATTTTTTAAAAATTTTTATTTTTCCCCTGAAAATAGCCTGATATATCAGCCTAAGGAAGCTGTAATTTTAGCACTTTTCTGGCAAAATCAGCAATTTTTATCCAATCATTCTCTAATGGCCAGAAATAAGCCACACGCCCTTCAATAAAGCGAGCAGCATTAATATCAAAGCCTTCAGCCAGACGCCAGTTCATTCCATCCCAGGCAAAGCAGAATCGAATCACCTTTGCTCCATTTTGCCAGTCAACATATTCCCAAACTTGATAAACATTACCCTCAATATCCATGCGTTGGGTAGGCAGCAGTTCTCCTCGTTCTTCAATGATCTGAGAGGCAGTAATATAGTAAACAGAATCAGGATTTCCACATTGAAGAAGTAATCGAGCTTTAACTCCTTCTAAAATCTCATTATGGTTGCGCTTTAGAAATTCTCTGACTAAAGCTTTTCTCTCTTCAAAGTCTGGGGCCAGTTCATCTCTAACCTGCCAGAAAATTTTTTCAATATATTCTTTCTGTGCTTCAGGTGGAAATCTTAAGAAAAGGTCTTTTTCAGTCTTGAATTTTTTAGGCAATCCCGTCCAGGGAGGAATGGGAGCATCCATAATGTATTTGTGCCAGGCATACCATTCTTTTATTTCTGGAGTTA